CGTATCACCCGGGCTTTGCGTGGGCATTTCAACGCAAATGGTTCAGAGAGATCGGATTTTATCAGCATGGAATCACCGGAAGCGGAGATACCATGTCCACCGCTGCGTGGCTGAATATCAAGTTTCCTCCAGGGTATCTGCACAACTCTCTCGTTCCCTCGTATACAGAATATTGCGTAATGAAGCAGCCCAAAGTCGCATGTGCAACGGGAACAGTCTATCATCTGTGGCATGGATCTGCAAAGAATCGCAAGTATGTCGACCGTCATCGCGTATTGGATGGCCTTCGCGATGTGCGTTCAATCATTGAAACCAACAAACACGGTATCTGGGAGCTCACAGATAAGAAGGTCGAAGCAAAGATGCGCGAGTATTTCGTATCAAGAGAAGATGATGGAATTTCCTGAGGAGTAGTAAATGGACGACAGTTATGATGATGTTGAGGAAGAAAATAAGAAGCGAGAGGCAATCATTGACGCGCTTAACAAGTCCCCCTCCGGAATCATGGTAAGGGATGTAGACGGCACCGTAGGACTTCTCACAAGCAGTTCGGGAAATATTGCAACCCGCCAAAATCGCAAATACTTTTTTAAAGGGGAGGAGATTCCGATGCTTGATCTAGGTGACTTCACTATCGTATCCACCGCCGCGGCCGCCGCCGCAGGTCGTCGTCGCCGCAAGACACGCAAGACACGTCGTAAGCAGCGTGGTCGCAAGACTCGGTCGCGTCGGGCTTAAAGATTTTCTACGTCCCATAACATATCGATTGATGCGAAAACAGCTGTCTACACTGGCGCTTCAAGTGGTTGAGCGGCAAAGGCAGTTATCCGTTGCGGTGACACGAGTCCAATATGGATTCATGCCCCGCGAAAACACCCTTGAAGCGTCAAAACAACTGCGGGAAATCAATGCGCTCCTTCGAGAGATCGAGGAGTCCCTCAAACAGCCTATCCAAATAAATGCACCAACTATATAATGACTGAATACCGGGCTGAGCCGTTGGCGGGTATACCTATCAACACTCGAACAGAGGACTATAAAGTTATTAGTGCTCTGTGCGGAGCTGGAGGCATTGACATCAAGGATATATTCTTATCTGAAACTCCAGACCCACAACTGATATTGGGCCGTCTCTATGCGGGCGATCAACTTGTGGGTGGTATTTTGTATTCGGTGTATGGCGATTCCGTAAGCCGAGTATTCGTATGTGTTCAACAGGGCAAGGGCTATCTTTCAGAAATCAACAAAGGCTTCGAACAACACGTCCTTGCGTCTAAAAAGATAGATGGACCCATGCAGGCACAACTCTCTGCGAATGTGAGACCGGAAACAGATCCTCTCCGCAAAGTTCCATTAGCACACATGCTGCAGGGGTATAAACCGATCAGTAAGAATCCACTTTCTGACTTGATACATGAGAAATACGGCGTAATTATGAAGAGGACACTGGGTGCACCACTGCCAACAGAGGGAGAACAAACGGCTATACGGCAACTCAATGACAAAGCAAACGCCTTACGCGCTGAATATAAAGAAAAGGCGTTGGATAGGGTGAAGCGGAGGAATGATATGACAGCAAAACGCCAGAAGATTGGGGGCCGGCGCCATAAGCGGTTTTCGACTAGACGAAACAAAAAGCATAATGGGCGACGCGCTCATCGGCGCTCTGGTCGCCGTTAGTGTTATAATCTTTGGCTGCTGCTGCATATGTTTAGTAGGCATGCTCAGTCATAATAACCAAATTGAGATCGTGTATATTATGAATCACCTGCCGCGCGTAGTTGTTCAACCATCCGTCGGATCAGATGAGCCCGAAGACCCGGTAGACTTCAGCTCGAACCCGAAGTCGTCGGCCATTAGCTTAGGCTCGTGACGACGCACAATCTCGCGCATCACATCACTGCCCCGCTCGCCCAGAATGTCCTTGAGATAGATCTCCAGGTCCTTCTTGGACAAACTCCAGCCCTTCTTCCACTTGTTCGGTCGCTTCACATTGAACGTCATCTCTGACTCGCGAAGAAGAATCTGGTCAGGAAGCTCAGCACGCGCATAGAGTGCGGCCAAATCCAGCTCGACTGTGCGACGATTGTCACGCAACTCAGACACCTGAGAGTTCAGCTCAGAGATGTCCTTGTTGACGCGGATATACTTCGTAAGAATTGCCTTGAGAGTCTCCATTGTGCCTTACACTCCCTCCACCAAGGAAAGTATCCGTTTTAAGCAAGGATGATCCTCTTTGATCCAGATGAGATCGAGCGGCTTCGAACCGTATACAATACAAAACACTCGAAAGAACCCCCAATTCCAAAGAACGGACCTAACGCGGTGTGGGCTGAATTGAAGATGAGACTTCACAGTAAATGCACAGCAGGTGCTCCGACGTGCATCGTTACGCAGTTAACAGGTCGTCCTCGTGCTCCTGAATCCTGGAAAACTAACCGGACGGAGTGGCTGTCATCGGATGACATTGACAAGCTCGAGAGAGAGTATGCAAAGGTGCACGGGGATTATCATTTTGTTGGGTGCGTTCCGATTGACTTTGATTTGAAGTCTGAGATGTCTAAGTGTATCGTGTCGACTCTGTGTTCTATGAAGCTGGATACTCTTTACAAACGAGGCTATCGGCGAGTAGGAATTGTCTTCAACACAGATGTGCACGATGGGCCCGGACAGCATTGGATTGCGGCATTTCTGGATATCCGCCCAGAACTGCAGTATCCTCGTATGACCTATTTTGACTCGTATGCTCACTATCCCGAGAAGGAGATTCAACGGTTGATGTTCCGGTGGAAGGATCAGTGGGATGCGCATGGCGGACCGAAGATGCATCTGACCTATAACAAAACACGACACCAGTTCAAGGAATCTGAATGCGGAATGTATTGCTTATATTTCCACCGTGCATGTCTTCTTGATATTCCGATGGATAAGCGGATAAGCGACGATGAAGTCAACGCCCTCCGCGATTTAGCGTATCGAAAGCAGAAAAAATAAGGCGACTCATCAACAATGGAGACCATTGCAGCTATCGGTATTTTGGTTGCCGCAGGATATGTGTTGGCGAGCGATCCTGTGAATGAAACACCGACAGAAGTAACTGGAACTCTCAAGGACTATTACGTTCAGGGAAGCACGTTTGAAGATCTTAGTGGTGCGTTAAAGAAGGGTTTGAGGCTGATTGAGCTGCATGTGTATTCAGATGAGCAGGATCAACCGGTTGTTGCGCTCAAACCCCAAGCGTCTGGGTCTGATATTGCGCAGGAGTCCAGGACGTTCGAGTCTGCGTGCGTTACCCTTCTTCAAGAGGCGTTTCCGAATAAGACACCTCTGATTCTGTCGATTGTTTCGCACACGCAGAAGAACTTTACCATGAACCGGATGGCGTATCATCTGAAGACAACGGTTCGCAAGCAGCTGATGACTGGCCCGGTCCTTGATGCACCTCTTAACACTCTTGCGGACAAGCTGATCCTTGTCTCTGGATCTGAAGTCCGTGGCACAGAACTTGAACCCATGCTGAATCTCTCGTGGAATGAAGAGAGCCTGCGCCGCTTAACCTATCAGCAGGCAGCCCATCCGCGTGAGCCGGAGGAGATCCGCAACTTCACGCAAAAAGGTATTGTCTTAGTCGCCCCAGATGAGGCGTTTTCTAGATTTAAGGTATTAGATGATGTGTATGCGTATGGATGTCAGTGGAATCTCTGTCCAACTCCTTTAGGGCGTCCGGGATTTATCTCCCGCGGTTAAAACAAAATGGCAAACCCCTGGCTCACTCATGTTAAGAAGACGATGTCGGAGATGAAGCACCGCGGCACCTACAAGAAGGGCGACGGCCTGAAGAAGGTGATCCTGGAGGCGAAGAAGACCTACAAGCGCACCGGCATGTCGGGTCCGTCGAAGAAGCGCACTCGCCGCCACCGCCGTTAAGAAACCATCGACCACATAACTAGAATCGTAAGAACTGTCACACCAGCCAAATATACATGCATACACAGACTCGCCTGTTCAGCGGTCTGTTTACGCAAGTAAACCTCCAGAAGCGATCCGTCGTGTTCGTCGATGATCACGTTGTTTCGTGAAGCTCCCGTTATCCAGTCTGCGGCACGTTTTTCCATGGTAAGTTGGCTTTGAACATCCACTTTTGTAATAGGCGACATGGTGAGCATACCCTCTAAATGTTCGGATGGGCGATTTCGTTTTTACGGACAATGCTTTTAACAGACCATACATCCAACGCAAATACACCGTTCGAGATTCCAGAGCAAGTGGATGTTTCTCTGTATAGCCTGCATAGACCTTGCGCAACTCGGCAAACGGATACGTCTTAGCCAGTAGTTTCATGAACATTTGCTGCGTGGACATTTGATCATAGTCTGGGTGGTCGGGATAATTATACGCAATTGAAAACAGAAAATCACGCCCAGGCACAGCGTGGGGTTTGTTCTTGAGAAGCTCTGCATACTTCTTATGAACATCCTCAAATGTCGGATCGGGTTCAGGCAGAATCACTTTCGGGTCTGTCTCTGCCTGTTTCGTTAGTTTGTGGTTCACCTTACGGTGAATCTCGTATAACCACCGAGCTGCATTCATTCCCTTCGTCAACGGCGTATCGGATATGAAGTTTGTGGTGCTTTCGCGGCAGTATTTGCAGGGGAGAATACGGCCCATATACGATAGTATGGCTGTCGGATTGGGTGATCCCTGCGCAATCAAGTGAAATAATTGCCACGCACTCGGCCCAAAAAACCGGGTGTCCATTGTTCTCAGCGCATATCTTTCTCAGCCAGCCAGGCGGCAATTTGAATCGTCATCGCGGCATCGAAGACAGGGTTGTGCGCCTTTCCAATCGGGAACGCCTTCTTCAGGCCAGAATCCAGCTCATGGGCAACACATGCATATGTGCCTTCTAACTTTGCAGTCTTGCATCTCTTAGTGAACTCAGAGTTGTGAGTCGCTATATCAAAGATACCAGCAGGCGCATGGTAACCGATCTTATGACGAAGACAGGCTGCTTTCAATGCCTTCAAATCCATCTCGCCCTTGATCACCACCACAGATTGCGCAAACATCTTCATGAATCCAGTCAGCCACGAGGCAGGCTTCAAGTGAGGCTTCACGTGTTTGTCAGCAAAATATGCAGCAACACTGTCGTTCTGACCAAGAAACTCAGATGCCGACCGCTCTGTCTCTTCCAGAATATCCAATGTCAAGGAGGTAGCGGGTGTCACAGTGGAGAACCTTGAGGAGACGCGATTGAGCTGATTTGGAGGTGGCGGGAGCACCACGAAAAAGGGTGCAGAACGAGTCCAGGAATCTCCGCTTCGTGTCAAGTGGTAGCCTCCCACTTCACGTGGAAGAAACTGGTCGCCGATATGCCAAAACTCGCAATCAAACGCGAGAATGGACTTGATGTTTCCAGCCAACCGATCCAATCCGACGCTGCGGATCTTCATTATGTCGTAGCCTCAAAAACATTCTAGCTGATTCAATAAATGCTCGATACTAAGGACATCATCATTCTGACTGCTGCGTTTTACCTCGGAAGTGTCGTCGCGGCGTTCTTCAAGACGCTGAATGACGGTATCCTTGTGCCGCTCCTCGCGCCGGCCGCCTCCGCCGGCAAGGGCATCACGGCCTTCAGTATCAAGGTTGGTTCGGCTGACCTCAAGGTTGGCGCGGTCATCGGTGACCTGGTCAACCTGATCGTATCCTTTGCCCTGGTTGTCTTTACGATCGGCCTTCTGCGGTCGTATGTGCTGACTCGCATCGGCGCCACTCGCGGCGGACAGTAAAAAACTAAGATAGTAATAATGTTCGAAAGTCTGACTGCATATGCAACGGATTCGTTGAGCTGGCTGAAATCGAAAGTTACTCCTGCACCGGCTTCGGCTCCTCTTGTTGGTGCCCGTCGTCGTCACCGCACACACAAGCACAGATCTAAGCGTCGCCGCACCGGAAGGAAGTCCAACCGCCTTTAGGGATCTTACCATAGGTCGCCTCGATGCGCTTCTTCAGCTCAGCTGGAGTTCCCTTGCCCATCAGCTCATTTGAACGCTTCCACTCACCGAATGTCATAGTAAGACTATTCCACGAGACACCCTCGTGTCCCTGCTCATCCACGGCCAGTGGAGGATGAGCGTGGATCTTCTCACGGAGGAACTTGGCGATCACGTCACTGTCCTCCTTGTATTCCGCAATATACTCCATCACCTTCTCCGGAGCAGCCAGCTTCCGCAGGCCATTACCCTCTGTGAAGAGATGCACGAGATAGCTCAGAAACGCGGTAGCCCATGACTCGCTCATGCAGTTCTGTTTCATGCTCTCGTTCATCAGCTTCTCGTGAGGAAGCTTCGGAGAAAACACGAACTTGTTCGGAAACCCAACGACCACCAGACGGCGCCACGTGCCTCCATCCGTGGTGTTGATCTTCGGCTTCTCGTTACACGCAAGATTGAAACGTGCCTGAAGCTCAAAGTCAATCATCTGCTTGGATCCTGCATACAGATCACGAGCCGTGATCTTCTCAGACGACGCCAACTCCTTCATCAGTCCAGTGTTCAGAGGCACCTGCTCATCAGGCTCCTGCATGGTCACAAAGCGACGACCCTTCATGCGAACCAACTCCGGAGCAGCGGCCGCAGACTTGTTACGTCCCTGGGTGAGAAGCGAGATCGGCGCAGTGCATGCATAGTCTCCCATAGTTGTCGACATCAGAATCATCAACATAGACTTGCCGTTCGATCCCTCTCCGGTCAGAATGTGGAACTTCTGTGCATCGTTCTCGCCCGATAGCGAGTTTGCCAGATAAGCCATGAAGTAAGTGCGAACCTCTGCATCCGGAAGCACATCGTGGAGGAACTTGTTCAGCTCTGACCAGCAATCATACTCGTAATACGGCTTCTTCGGATCAAAGTCCAGATTTGTGCAGAAGGAGATGTAATCCTCTGGCTTTCCGTCGCGGAACACAGGCGGCATGGTGGTCATGTCCAGCACTCCGTTACGAAAGGCAATCAGTCGCTTGTTCTCGTCCACCTTGCTAACGAACTCCTCATCAAGAAACAGCTCGCGGCACTCGTCCATCACGCTCTTCTTGAAGCCCGTCTTCTTCAGCTTCACGATAAGGTCGGAATAGGTCTTCTTCTTCTTTTCGGCTGCACAGGACTGGCACTCAGCCGGATTGTGACCCTCACCCTTACCTGCACACTCGGGAAGCACACTCAGTTCACGGTCCATATCCATGACGAAACGACGATACTCCTTCACAACATCGCTCGACAGACGAGTCTGTAGCGCAATACCGCGGTCGGTCTCTCTCCATGTGTGACCAATGAACCGATACCAGACATTCGCACCAAACTTTGCACACTTGAACTCATCGCGATACATTGCAAACACGACCTGTGCAACATCGTGCTCCGTCTGCGTTGAAGCAGACTCCTTGATCAAGCTCTCGATATTCGTCTTCTCAATCTCAAGGTAACGGTTCAGGTTATCATTTCGAGACCAGAAGCGAAGACTTCCCATTCCCAGCTTAATACCGTCATTTCTGAATCCGACGGACATCCATTTCGATTCCGTCTCGCGGAAATCATACTTCTCCTGGCCCTTCTGACTGAATGCATGCCATACATCGTTCAGGTCGGGATGAATATTCTTCAGACAGATGCAGACGTCAAGCCAATCCTTATAGTCCTTGTATCTGGACTCTGCAAGGTTGTCCACGTGATCTGCGTAATACTTGCGCAGTGTCTCCGTTAAAGGCTGCTGATAGATAACACGATTGGGCGAGGACTCTCGAGATCCCACATCACCGCGCTGAGCAGGACGGCCGCGTGCCGGTGTTGCTGCACGACCTCCGGAAATAGGAGCACGTGCTGTCAGCTCTCGCTCGAATGCACAGCGGATCTCCATACCAAGCGGAGTCGCCGGGCTACCAACCGCACCGGGAGTTTGAAGGGAGAACTTCGCGACCAGATCGGGAGTTACGTTCTTGTCGCGGTCCTCGTCAATTGCGACCTTTCCATCTGCTGGATCCCACTCGGCCACATACTTCACCTTATACGGTGCAGGCTCTCCCCCGTTCTCATCCCATTTCTTCGATCCAAGCATGGGCCACCATGTGCACTTACGAGTCAAAGGTGTCTCGTCATATGCATCGCGCCATCCCTTCTCAACTGGAACACCTGCAAAGAAGGACTCCATTCGCCCGACAAGTGCACCTCGAATTGCCTGCTCCGTCCTGGCATCTGACATCAAGCTTGGAATCACAATGTGAATACCCGACTTTGTCTGATCCTTACCCGGATACCAGGTGGGAAACGCCTTCTCCATAACATAGACATCCGTAATCTCCGCGATCACAAGATATTTCGCTACTTCCGTCATATACGCCTCAATGAACGCCTTGGTATGATCACGGGTATGAAACGGAGTTGAGTGCTCGCCCTTGTAATTCAAATCCAAGTCAATGCGAAGCGGTGCAATACCCTGCGATAGCTTCTCAAAGAGAGTGGGCGTCGAATAAGGAACATTAATATACTCGCAGTAAAGATCCCGAAACTCGGTCATATCTTCGGGTAGAATTCGGTAATTAATCCGCGAACCACCGAGCTGGTGCGTTTCCTGACCGCTTCCGGTCTCCGAGACACGCTTAGCAAGAAACTTAGAGAGACGGGATGTAGGGTTCAACATCGTTGCGTACTCTCACGACGAATTATGCACGACCGATTCCTTTTGAACGCACAAAAATAGATTCCAACGTCTAAAAGGAATACAAAAGTTCACAGCAAATGGTAAGCAAGATGAAGTTCTGCACCAAGTGTTCCAACTTCCTGTATGAGATTGTTGAGCGGGATAGCAAGGCCTTTCTCAAGTGCCGCTCCTGTCCCTATGAAGAGGAGGTGACAAAGGAGAATCCAGTTGTCTATGAGCATGATCTTCAGCAGGATACATCAGTGCAATACTCCATCAATCCTTACCTGAAGTATGATCCGACGCTTCCCCGTTTCAAGACGATGACGTGTCTCAATCCCTCGTGCGAAACGCGCGGCAAGGAGTCAGACATTGTAGGCGTGAAGCTTGACAGTGTGAACGTAACCTGGATGTATCAGTGTGCAGTGTGTGATGCAATGTGGAAGCAGAATGCTCGAGCGTAAGCGACCTTCTTACCCCGTAATCGCCGGACTGTTATTCCGGAAGCTGCCGCTGTTACCAGCATTCTGGTTGGCATTCTGAATCAAGCTGGTTTGAAGAACAACCAGTCCAGCTGTTCCTGACACGCGTGTTGCGGGGCGATTCACCACTCCACCAAGAACACCGCCACCGCTCAGCGTTCCGACCTGCGAAAGATTGTTAGGGTTGGAGCGATTAAAAACTACTGGACGACCAATCACCCGCGCAGGTGCAGCCTGTCCTCTCGTGACATAGCGCATATCGGATTCCTGTGTAATCGCATTCAAAACAACCGAACCTCCCTGGTTATACGGAGTTGTGCGAGTCAGCTTGGGTGGAACACTGCCTCGATTCGACTCTACTTGTGCCTTAACAAAACTCAGGTAATCCGATGCAGAACGGGTAGGCATTATGTATTGTTAATATTTTTCACGTGATGTAGATACGTCCGTTGAAAGGCGGACTCTTCCAATTCCGAACTTGCCGGGATATCGTCAATTGATTCACAATCGGGGCAATCACTGCCTTGTTTGGCGCAACAAATGTGCGAGACTTCTTCTCAGGATCGGTTGATTGAGTTGCGTTAACTCGTGTCAGAGTCGTGAAATCCGATGCAGCGCCACGGATGATCGGCATTTATTGAAAACGAAAGAGTATGTTCCTAGACAAGAGAGGAACATGTCCGCTAGCGCTTCGCATACATTGACCGATCATCCCGAGGTTCATCCCGTCTTTCGTCCGGAGGTAACGAAGGCGATGGAGACTGCACGCAGCACGCGACCGTTCTTCAGCCGGTATGAATATGTCGCACTTCTAGCAGCTCGTCAGCAGCAGATTGCAGAGGGCGCAAAACCGCTTGTAAGTCTGGATGGACTTCGCACAAGCGATCCGCGGTTTCTCGATCAGGTTGTAAAGCGTGAGGTGGAGCAGCGTAAGCTTCCGTTTCTGTTTCGCCGACAGATGCCCAATGGAACCTCGGAGTTTTGGTCTGCGCAGGAACTGGAGTTGAGTTGGTAGTTCACTAATTGACAGCGATTGCAACCACGATGGCTAATAACATAAGAATCAGCGCTTCTGTCCATCCATGCTGAGGGGTGAGCTGTCCTGTCCGGAGGATATCGGTTACGCTACCGAATCCCATGTGAAGCAGTGCCAATCCGACAATTAAGAGTAGCAGCCACTTTTTGAATGCGCTCATTTGTTAAAGAGCCTGCTAACAAAATACTCAACCCGGCACTTCCCGAAAGAATGAAATGCATTGTTGCATGCCACGCAGTCGCTATGTTTGGATCAGGATCCCATGCTAGGGATGAAGTGTGACGACCATAATAGTAAATAGTTAGTGCTGATCCAAGAAATACAGAGTAAAGTGGAAGGGAATATGGCATATATTTCGAGGTCGTATAGATCGCACACACGTTACCTGCCTGAGCAAACACCATATCTGCGTAAAGCAGAATAGGATACTTCGGTTTTGTAGCATGATATGCAATCGAAGATAGGTAAATACCTACGTTAACGAACCCACAGACTCTCTCACCCGTAAGAAAGTAAGCCAGTGTTGGTATCAAAAAGAACTGACTTGACCCAACCAATGCCCAGCATGGCTCAGTTGCATAACTCATTATTACACATTCGACGCCGGTCCAGAAAGCTTTTGCAGGTCCTCCTCCGACGGGGGAAATAGGAGGAGCGGCTTCATGGGCGGAGGAGACGCCAATGTCTTCGGAGGATCACGTGTGAATCCACCCATGGCCATCTGCACATCTAACGAATCCGGAGAGAAGCGACTCACATCGTCGGTGCGCGTAGCCACAAAGTCTGCAGCAGGCGGGTTGATAAACAGATACAGCGCAAAGAGGATCACTGCAGCCGCAAGGAAATACACTGCCTTCGATTTAACCTTCATTGTTCTTCGGGTAGACAAGATTTAATCATAATACCGGGTTCTGTTATTATGAATCCTAGATATGTGAACACTATGAACACCATACATTTCAGAAAGTTCCTTACAAGTATGCATTCCCTGAAATGCACGTATTTCAGCTACCTGTTCATTTGTTAGTTTTGATGCTCCATTCTCCTCGCCCTTTAATTGCCGTCCTGCACGAACCTTATCCTGCATATTATCATTTGCAGTTCCAACTTCGAGGTGATCTGGATTACAGCAGCATGGATTGTGGCACATGTGTCGAGTGACTTCAAGCGGTTCAAACTTTCTTCCAAGTTTCCTTTCTAGTGTAAACTTATGGACTCTGCGCTGTCTACCATTTAACCAGAATAACCCATAACCACATGCATTTCTAAATCCACTCCACTCCCAACATCCAGTTGTTTCGTTTTTGATAACATGCTTGAGTATTCTCTCCCATGGATCTGTAGGCGGTCTTCCGGTTCGCATACTTCCCTATTTTCTTGATGTTATACTGTGAAAATAACTCTGAAAACGGAAGCGAATGAGTATATAATAAGCTCATACCAAATGGATTTCCCAATTCCAGTAAAGTGCTTTACGTGCAATCTCCCTATCGCTGGTAAGTGGAAGACATTTCTCAAGCTTGTGAAAGAGTATCGCCAGGAGTCTGGACGTGCTCCGGATTCGGAGATCATGTATCTTACGATGGATACGAAGGTCACCGCAGAAGGTAAGGCTCTGAATGATCTGGGTCTGACACGCGAGTGTTGTCGGCGCCATCTGCTTACGCATCCTGGAGTCTGAGGAAACGTTCTGGGTGAATAACAAGTATGTCCTCGTGTAGCGAGCATCTCGTCCGCCAACAGCTGCGTGCAACTAAATACACCGACACTCGTCCCAAGATGACGTGTGGACAAATGATTGAGATCCAAAGACAGCAGGCGGCATCTGCGGTCTATGAACAGTTTTTGCCTGCAACTGCGTGTGTGTCCACACTGAATGCCCCGAGCACTCGCACAGAATCGGTTAGAACAATTGCCCGCGGGCACCAGGTCAAGGACGCATCCGCTTACGTGACGTATGCATCAGCCAGCTCAACCTCTGCGATGCGGAATCCAGTAAACGATAAGCAATTTGCTCGACAGATCATGCCAGGTGTGTCGCAGATCCGAAATGAGAACTGCCTTGGGCCTACGCTGGTCCCGACAAACGGCGTTATGCCCGCCACGTTTGTTAACCAGCTTCGTGAGGTCAACGATACAATCCTTCTGTCGACGCTTATCTCGACAACGGATCCCAATTATCGCAAGGAGGAGAGAATTGCTGCCGCCCGTCAGGCCATTGCCAACTGCTGCTCTGCATGTGGTAAGGTCAATCTTGCGTCGACATGCAGTAAATGTAGGGGTGTCAATACTGGCGAAATCAATCCGGATGGCAGCCCCAAGTGGAAGAACGCAGCCGTTTAAATAAATCTTCGATTAGCTATTTAATGTTGACCGTCTACACATATAATATTCCCAAGCCAACCGGATGTTTTGATCTGTCATACGAGATGGTTCAAAATTTAGCGGATACAGCGCTCGCAATTCTCTCCCATCATAAGACGGGTGTGATTTGGCTGGGATATCTTGAGGGATGGATGCTGGATGCCGCAGATGAGACCAAGCTGAGATCTGTTCTTCGCGCATTTGATTGCCATGTGGTAACTCGTGAACCACTGTCATTTTCACAGGCGTGGAAAAACGAAATCGACCACCTGTATACCAGTGAAGCTCATGGACCCGCCCGTATTAACCACAATGGTGGTGTTATACACCGTGAACGTGAGACTGAACACCAACCTCCTTCTGGAGTCCCTTCCATTGACGGAGTCCATTATTAAGGTTGAGAAGCAGGGTATTCCTGCACGTGGAGCCTCCAAGAGAGATCTGATTAAGCGACGCAACAAGAAGGCCCCGTCAAAGCGAACAACTGGGTTTGGACACAATTCCATCACTCTCGTCAGTCTGGACGATGGCGATGGGACATTGAAGAAGAAGGAGATCACGGTGAAGATCTTTCAGAATGGAGTCTTTCACATCACGGGCGTGTTGGATGAGAGGTATGACCGTTCGGTCATGTCCAAGCTTCGGACACATATCTTAGCTACATGCCAACAGGCCGTGTCGGTTCCGGATGATACTGCACCAAATGATGTGTGGACATCTGAAGTTCGCCGTGTTGTCCTTATGAATTACAAGACTCGGCTTAGCGCAACCATTAACCTGTCTCGTGAGACACTGTATGCAGCACTGAGAAAGGCGGGAGTTCGCACAGAGTATGAGCCCGCGGTCTATCCGGCTGTCAAGGTGTATTTCCCAGAGACCAAGTGGATCGCGAAGGTGTTTCGCACAGGAAATATCATTCTGACGGGAATGACCAATCACGAAGAGTGTGCGCGGTTAATGGTTGCGTTATACCCACTTATAGATTCTGTGAATACACAGAACAATGGCAGAGCAACGTATGCGTGAACTGACTCCTCAGGAGGTTGCAGAGGGTGAGCGTCATATCACAACAGAGGAGCTGACCGCAACTCAGATTCAGGCTTTAGTTCGCAATATGGACCATTCGAAGAAGAAGTGGAGACATCTTCGTCGGGAGGAGTTTATGGAGAAGCTCAAGCAGGAGAATGAGACTCTTTATTTCAATTACCCAAGTCTTTGGCAGATGCACGCAGAGGATCGCTTGGACGCCACCTTTTTTGAAATGCTTGCTCTGAAGCGCAAGATCGAGAAGGGCGAGACCACCGAGCAGGAGGCATCGGTGATGATGGGCCAGCGCCTGTTTCAGCGGTTCGCGCCTTCGAATGTTGCACCCACTGGTCCTCCTGCTATGTCGTATGCGGAGTATTACAAGAAGTTCGGAGGCCCGGATTGAAAGTCGCAACTAGTAGTAAATGAGTGACACCGGCCCCACTGGAAGCTCTGAACCCGTGCCTGTTGAATCCACCGGCCCGACTGGAAGCTCTGAACCTGTGCCTGTTGAATCCACCGGCCCGACTGGAAGCTCTGAACCTGTGGTGGACGCAGAATCCACTGGCCCCACTGGCCCCACTGGAAGCTCTGAACCTGTGCCCGTTGAATCCACCGGCCCCACTGGAAGCCCCTTTCCATTCCCCATCGGTCCCACTGAGCCCGCCGAGCCCCCGCCCCCGCCGAGTATCGCCACGATGGAGGAGCTGATGGCCTCTCACGCGGTGATCGTCGCACAGGAAGCCAACGATCGCGCTTCTCTTGCGCCTCTTTTGAACCCTACTCGTGAGGGCTTCCGTCCTCAGATGTTCGCGTGGGCAGCTGCTGGATTTCCCGGTATTTACGTGGTGCAGTCGTTCAGTTTCACGCCGCCGAATGTGTGCTCGGACGGTGTGACGCGTGATGTGATGGCGTATACGTGGTATTTGCTCAGAACAGACATCGGTGAAATCATCTCGAAAATCCAGTCGCTGCTCACGGGCATCACCGTGTCCTATTCGTTCGAGGGGAATGCGCTGAAGATACACGTCAGCCGAGCTTAGAATTTGTTTGCATAGGCTGATAAACAATAGTTCAAAGAGGGGGTTTGAGAGACACCTGAGAAGGAGATGACACCAACGGTGGTCGCAGAAAATGGAATACAGTAGATCTTACCATTTGGGGCTAGAGTCATACTAAAATAGTTTGATGCTATGGTGACTCCATTAACCGTTGTAACTGAGTTTAAATTCGGATCAATTACAGATAGAGATGATCCATTGTTAGAAATATAGTAGACTTTTCCATCAGAAGATAAAGTAGCTCCGTAAAAATTAACAGAACTCGTGCCAAATGTTGTAAATGTATTTGGACTGACTGTGGTATCAATTACACCTATCGATGTTGCATTAGTGGGAATACAGTAGATCTTTCCATTCGGAGCCAGAACTCCCCCTGTATAAGCACCACCTCCTGGAGCTGTTCCAAATGTTGTAAATGTATTGGCAATTGGATCAATAACACCCACAGTTGTTGAGCTATACGGAATACAATAGATTTTTCCGTTAGCTCCTAGACATCCCGCCTGATATGCCGTTCCGCCGGGAGCTGTTCCAAATGTTGTAAATGTATTGGCAATTGGATCAATAACACCTACATTAGTTGCATTACAAGGAATACAGTAGATCTTTCCATTCGGAGCCAGGACACCTCCCAAATAAGCAAAGGCGCCTGCTCCAGTTCCTGTGATGGTTCCTGTAACAGTGGTTGAACTAAAAGTCTCCGCATCTGGATCAATTACGCCAACAGACGTCCCATTACAAGGAATACAGTAGATCTTTCCATTTGGAGCCAATACACCTCCCCAGAATATGGAATTAACTGCAGGAACAGTTCCCACTACCGAATTATAGTTAAATGTATTTGTATTAGGATTTATTACACCAATATTACGCGCTCCATATGGAATACAATAGATCTTGCCGTTGGGTGCAAGAACACCTCCCATGTAAGCAGAACTGCCCGGTGCAGCTCCCGTCACGCTATTCGAACTGAAACTCGCGGTCGCCCCCGCATTCGCCCTCGTCAATGCCCGTAAATACGGCTGCCAGTCATGTGTCCAGTTTCCTGGACTGACTTCGGAATATTGAGCGGGCTGCGAGGTGGTGGGAGGAAGGGTTTTATAGGGGTGGGCGGTTCCAACGGTAGCTGTGATGCCCCATTTCGCTACAAGGTAAGCTTCAATGGATTGGCGTTGAGTGGTTGACAAAGAAAAGTTATAGAAAATAATTTCCGAAATATTTCCGATCATTGTTGAAAATCCATCGGCACGAGTACCGATAAATATATTTGATCCAGCATCTCCATATGCAGCTGTACCCTCAGATGTTGTAAGAGTCCTATAGGATCCATTTAGACTTTCATTCCAGGTTGTACTTGCATTACTGGCAATATTAAAAAAAAATATATTTGGGTTAGGATTACGAAAAAAAGTGATGGTATCATAGTAGGCGGATCCAGTTGTACCGTTGCCTATAATCTTTGGAGAATTACCAAAAGAAGTATATGAATACATATCAAATGGTCCCCCACTACCACCTAATCCTCTAGATACTAACGCATCGCAGCCAGTGCTCCCACCCGTTTTCTGCCATACAATGAAGGCAGAGACCGCATTTGAAAAAGTGCCAGCAGGGACAGGTGCCTTCATATTTCCTGATTGAGTTATCTGTATGGTCGGATAACCGGCAAACCCGTTTGATGAATAGGTTCCAGTTCCCAAGTTTCCTACTGCGTGATATCCCAGTCCTGATTTATCTTTCCATGAAGATACGCTCGCTCCATTGGTTGGTTGTACCCCGTTTCCATTTACATCATTTCCATCCAACCACAGCCGGCATCCGGGAATATCCAGGGGCGATGACGCGATACCGGGTATGGAGCCTCGAAGACCCCATTTCGCCGCCAAATAGCCTTCGATCTGCTGACGTTGGGGGGCAGCGAGTGCAGTGTTGTAAATGAGAATCTCATTGATTGTTCCATTAAAAAACCCTCCGCCACTAACAGCACCAATACGTGTCGTAGTAGAACCCGAAAAGGAAAGCGATTGAAATGAGCCAAAGCTAGAGCCATTTGTAGAACCAGCACCTTGTCCTCCTGTATACTGAGCTGTCGCCAATGTTAGCGTGTTGTATATAACCCCTCCATATGGAGTTAAAGCTATATTTCCAACAGCATACGCATCATAACGTAATTGGTAAGCAGTGGAGCCGCTTGTAGCATTTGTGATTACAACAAAACCTCTTCCACCACTTCCAGTAGCTCCAAAAATGACAGCACCTGCATCTGTTTGTGTTGGTAGTATACTCGCTCTGAATACAGCAAAGACTGTTTCAACTGTAGGCACTGCCGATAGTGATGTCTGTAAATAGCTTGATGTTCCATTGAATAGGACAGCTCCCGCTGAACTAGAATATGTTGGAGATACACCGCCTGTGGCATGATTACCCGATCCAGACTTATCGCTCCACTGGGTCACATTAATGCCACTCAGCGTCATACTCGATAAATCCGCCCCATCCAGCCACAATGCGCATCCGGGAATGTCTAACGGCGAGAATCCACGATTAGAGGGACGTAAGCTGTAGAAGGGGTGAATGAGTGGCATCAACGTCCGCAAGCCCCACTTGGATGCCAAATAGCCTTCGACGGATTGACGTTGGGCAAATGACAAGGCGTTACTGAAGAGCAGCAGTTCCGATACAGTCCCGTTGAAGTAATTGGACGGACCGCCAACAAACAGACCCGTAGTCGCGAGCGTAGTGCCTGCCAAAGCAGTCATGGACACTCCGTTGGTGAACGGAGTCAATGC